TTCGCAAGCGCAGGACAGTAGCGGACCATCTGAGAAGCGGTATTAAAGACTATTGCTGCCTGTTGTCGGTCGGCTGCACAACCGTAAACCTCAGCCATTTGCTCCCCATCGCCGCAGGTCAACAGCAACGCAATAGCCGCCGCAAGCTCAGACTTGCCTTGTTTTTTGGATATTTCTACATAAGCTGTATTAAACTGCCTATATCCGTTCGGCTTCAGCACTCCGAAGATGTCACGCACAATGCGCTCCTGCCAGTCAATCAGCTCGAAGGGCTTTCCTGCCCATTTGCCTTTCGTGTGGCAGAGCGATTCGATGAACGCTACGGCGTAGTCGGCGGCGTTTTCATCATAACGGCTGTTTGGAGCCATGAAGCGCGTAGGTTTATAGCCCTTGAGCTTGCGCATAGCCATGTGGCTTTTTTCTCCTTTCCGCCGCGATGGGCAAACAAAAAGCCGCCTCGTGGCGGCAAAAGAAAAGAGCTGGACGCTCTGTTCAGCCCGAGAAAAGGAAAAAGCACCCCATTTTCGAGATGCTTTTAGTTGCTATCAGTTTTCTTTGGCCTAATGCCAAGTTCGTGAATACGGCGCTCCGCCTCCAGATACACTTCATTATCTTCACGAACGGATATAACAATGATTTGCATAACCTCGTCTTGTATCTCCAAACCGTAGACAACACGGTAGCCGAGATTGCGAAGCTTTATTTTGTAGAAACCGCTTAGCTTACTATCGGATCGATTGCCCAGCGGTTTGCCGATCCCGTCCGGCGGCGGCAGCGGTCGTTCCGCCGTTTTCTTTATCGCTTTCAATATCAGCTTCTGGTTATACAAGTCGAGCTTCTTGAGGTCACGCAGGGCTTCTTTCAGATACTCAATCTTCCAGCTCATCTGTGCGCTCTCCCTCACTCAATCGACACGTCAACACCGTCGAGATCGGCATCTGTGAGACCCAGTTCGTGCATCACTTCATCCTGCGTTTTAACTTCGGAGTTGTCGTGGTTTGCCATCCGCTCCTGCGCTTCGAGGAGCAGGTGATAGTCAGAAAGCAGTTCCATGAGCGCTTCGTACTTTTCGGGTGAAATGAGCACACAGGCCGGCTTATTATTTTTAACCACGACCTTGTAACCGCTGGTTTCAACTTCCTCAAAGATTTTATTCGCTTCTCCGCGATTAAAGCGGGTAATCGGAATCATCGCCTTCATCATACTGATGACCGATGCTTGACTATCCATTTGATTGCCTCCCCTCACGGACTATGTTTCCCTCTGTCCAAAATTATCATACGCCGTCGCAATCGTTTTGTCAACTGTTTCGTTGTAACTTTGTCGTTCTTTTTATCGACATCATACCTGTTTTTACATACACAAGCTACAGCCCTTTCGGGCTGGCTCGGTGGTTATCATGGTTGCTGTTCGGTTGTCGCCCTTTCCTTGGTTTCTCGCTGAGTGCGAAACCGGAATATCCTCGTGACCTCTCCTAAATGTGCAGATCGTAGATGCTGATGAACAGCCCCTCCGCCTGCGCCTGCGCGAGATATGAATCAAAACGATTCTTGTAGGCCTCGCATCCTTCAGCCGTCGCGTCATCAAAGCCAAACCAACCCATCCGACCGGTGGAAATGAATTCGCCGTCAGCCGTAAGGAATGCGTAGGTATGAAAACTCGCCGCCCAGTCCGCGTATCTCTCCTTGTCGCCGTACCGCTCCAGGTAGTATCTCTCGTTGTAGAAGGAATCGAAATCCTCCTTCTTTTCGTCAGCCCGGAGCGGCTGCTTTTCAACGGCGACTTCCCAGAAACGCAGCGCGCGCAGCCTCGCTGCCTCGTTGAGTTTAAAATCACAGTCGTTCACAAGAGCCTGATCACAATGGGTCGGGTCGAGCCTGGGGTTTTTGTCAAAGGGATTGGGCGAGCCGTACTCGCCGGTGCATCCGGGCTTCAGTTTGAGATAGCCTCTCCACCGGTCGCCCAACTCGTACCAGTCGTACCGGGCATTGGGATTTGTCCAGTAGCCTTTCTTGCCCGCGGCTTCGTTCAGCTCGCCGTCCTCGTCCTCCACAAACTCAGAAAAGGGGGAAGCGGCGTCTACGCATTCGTTGAAGGGCGCCAGGAGGTTGTCAATCTCCGAAGGATTACGGCTGAAAACCGCGACGTTGAAATGCGACATAATCAGTCCTCCGTTTCTTCCGCCGGGTCTTCCCCAGTCAGAATGTAGTTGAAGTAGGTCTTGCGGTTGGGCGAATCTATCAGGTAGACCACCAGCTCATGCAGCTCCATCTTGTTGGCGTAGTACTGGACGGCGTTAACGTCCAGCATATTACATTTGCCAGACCGCCGTACCTGTTCGATCTGCGCTTTCAGTTTATCGGTCATTGCGTTCCGCCTCCTTGATCTCAGTCCGGGCTTCGATCTGCCTGATAGGGGGCCGACCACTTTTGAACGCGCCGTTGCCGGTCATGTTTTTGAGGAGCGTGTGGCGTATCTCCTTGTACTCCTTGCCGACAAAGCCCAGCCGGTTCAGGAAGCAGCGGAAGGCGAACTTCTCATTCTCCACCGGCTCGTCGGCTTTGCTGCTGATCCTGTGTGCCTTGGCGAAAGTCGCCAGCTTGCCGAGCAGGTGGGTGGTCGCGTTGATAACCTCGGGCGAGGGCGTCCCTGCGTACCAGGGGAAGGAAATTACCTTGTCGTCGATCTCAATTGGCAGATCGGTCAAGCCCAGCGCCTTCTTAATAAGACTCGCTTTGGAAGCGATCAGGCGCTTGAGATTATTGAGCGCCTCGGCACTGTAGCCCTCGCGCGGGAGGCTCACCGTTAAACCGTAGGCTTCCTCGGCTTCGGTCGTGCCGGTTTTAACCTCAGACTCGGCGGAGGATGCTTCTTCGGCCTGTTCGGTTACTGCGGCAGACTGGGTTTCCACCTCTTCCGACTGGGCTTCGGTCGACTCAATCGCCGCCGGAGTCCTCTGTGTATCATACTCGGCTTTAACCGGCCTAAAGTTGTAGAATCCTTTGAGGTCTGCGATGAGGCTTCGATCATCGGGGCCGGTCACCGTACCGGTCTTGTCGATGGTAAACTCACCCACCGTATAGTTAAAGGTCGGTGCGCCACAGTAATGCATGTCGGTATCCAGTTCCTTTGCGATGACTTTCACCAGGTTCTTGCGGGCTTCTCCGGTCAGCATGTAGGAAATTCTCATATGTTCATTCCGCCTTTCTTTTTGTCCGTAAGATCGATGCGCCCAGTTCCGTTCGCCTTGCGGCATCATGATATATCCCTCTTTTGGGCACAGATAGCAAGCGGAATATGTTGATTTTCAGGGCTTTCCGGCACATTCTACGATATGAACAATACCACCCTCGGTGAAAGGCGGTCATGCTTATGTAGTGTACACAGTCGGTGCGAATAGCATTGAGATGGCCGCTTACATTATCGGAAGTAAATTCACAATAATTTCGGAAGTAATTCATCGATATTTTCGGAAGTTCGTGGTATAATAGCTTTGTCCAATCAAGGAGGCACGATAATGGAACAAAAATATCTTGCTCGAATCGTGGACGATCTGCTTCAGGAGCGTCTCGCGTCTAGCGGCGCAGTCCTCGTTGAGGGCCCCAAATGGTGTGGCAAAACACGTACCTCTATGGAGGCTTCAAAAAGTCATTTATTCATGCAGGACCCTGATAAAAGAGTGTCCTATATGAAAGCGGCGGACACAAAACCTTCGCTTCTGCTCAAGGGCGATACGCCAAGACTTCTGGACGAATGGCAGACCGCGCCCGTTTTATGGGACGCGGTACGTTATGCCGTTGATATGCGCGGAGAGCCGGGGCAGTTCATCTTAACGGGTTCCGCCGTGCCTGTTGACAACGCAGTTCAACATACTGGCACCGGAAGAATCGCACGGCTGAGAATGCGGCCTATGAGCTTGTTTGAATCTAAAGAATCCAACGGCTCTGTATCCATGAAGGCGCTCTTTAACGGTGATGCGGATATTGACGCGCTGTCCGAACTAACGATTGAGCAAATAGCGTTTTCTATTGTACGGGGAGGCTGGCCTGCTTCCGTCAAAGCCAGCCCTAAGACCGCTTACCGCCACGCAGTTGATTATGTGGAAGCGATAATCAATCAAGATGTTTCACGCGTAGATGGCATTGAGAAAAGCCCTGCCCGCGTGCGCGCTTTACTTTGGTCGCTGGCTAGAAACATCTCTACGTTGGCTACCATCAGAACCATACGAAACGATATTGCAATGGGTGACGAAGAGAACAGCTTATCGGAGAAAACGATCAGCCAATATCTGAACGCTCTCGACCGGATTTTTGTAACAGAAAACCTTCCTGCATGGAATCCAGCATTACGATCTAAAACGGCGATTCGGACGTCGCCGAAGCGTCAGTTTGTCGATCCCTCTATCGCCACCGCTGTGATGCGCTTAACGCCGGAAAGATTGCTTGACGACTTTAACTATTTCGGATTCTTATTTGAATCCTTGTGTGACCGTGATCTTCGCATCTATGCGGATGCGATTGACGGAGAGGTTTTCCATTACCGTGACAGCAGTGGATTAGAAACCGATGCCGTTGTTGCGTTGAACGATGGGCGTTGGGCAGCAATCGAGATGAAACTCGGCTCGAAAGAGATAGAAGAAGCCGCAGAACATCTGCTGAAACTGCGCAACAAGGTCAACACCGACAAGATGAAGGAGCCGTCGTTCCTGATGATCCTTACGGGAACGGAACTTGCGTACCGCAAACAAGACGGAGTATTGGTCGTACCGATTGGCTGTTTGAAGAGTTAATTCCCACAAAGTCGGAAGCCAAATGCCAATAATCTCGGAAGTCAATATGCCCTGACTTGAGTTGCCGCTCTCGTCAGGGCATATTCTTTTGCCCGGTTTATCGCGGACGCGAAGGGTTATGGATTATCAGTCCGTACCCCTCGTTTCGCTTTCCACCAATTCGGTGATGCCACCCAGCACGAACACAGCCACCGGGAGCGCGATGCCGTTGAGCAGCCCGGCCAAAGGAAAACCCCCGGAACCGTCAAAAAGGCTTCCGAGGGTCAGTTGTTTTTCACGCATCCCGGCATTCCTCCGTACCCGGGGACTCTTCCGCCACGCCCGGAACCTCGTCATAACGATACGTCAGGCCGTCGCGCAGGAGGGTGACATTTTCGGAACCGCCCACCTGCTCGATATACCGCTTGATAATCACATCGCAGTATTTCTCAGCGATTTCAATGGTGAAACACGAGCGGTCGGTTTGCTCACACGCGATAAGCGTTGAACCGGAGCCACCGAAAGGATCGATAACCAGGCAGTTGGTGAGCGTGGAAATCAGGATGGGGTGTGCCACCAGTTCGATCGGTTTCATCGTAGGATGATCGCCGTTCTTCTTCGGCCTGTCAAACTCCCAGATGGTCGTCTGCTTTCGGTCGGAATACCACTGATGTTTTCCGGTTTTCTTCCACCCGAAGAGGATCGGCTCGTGCTGCCACTGAAAGGGAGAGCGGCCAAGCACCGGCGCCTGCTTCTTCCAAATGCAGCAGCCGGAGAGCTTGAAGCCCGCGTCCGAAAACGCCTTTCGGAAGTTCAGCCCCTCGGTGTCGGCGTGGAACACATAAATGCTCGCGTCGTTCGCCATGACCGATTCCGTGTTCTGGAACGCGGCAAGAAGGAACTGGTAGAAAGCATTGTCCTCCATGTTGTCGTTCTGAATCTTTCCGGCAGAGCCGTGGTAATCGACGTTGTAGGGTGGATCGGTCACGCAGAGGTTGGCTTTCTTCCCGTCCATGAGCGTCTCGAATGATTCCGTTTTCGTGGAATCGCCGCAGACGAGACGGTGCCGCCCCAGCATCCACACGTCGCCGAATTTGGAGAACACGGGTCTTTTCAGCTCCGCGTCCACATCGAACCCGTCCTCGTGAATACCGTCCTTGAGGGTATCCTTGAAGAGATCGTCGATTTCGGCGGGGTCGAATCCCGTAAAGGCGACGTCAAAATCGGAGCCCTGGATGTCCGCAATAACGAACGCCAGCTTATCCTTATCCCAATCGCCGCTGATTTTGTTCAGCGCTACGTTAAGCGCCTTTTCCCGCGTTTCGTCCATTTCGATCACCACGCAGTCCGCTTCTTCGTAGCCCAGATCGAGCATGACCTTTGCTCTTTGGTGGCCGCCCACGATGTGACCGGTGGTCTTGTTCCAGATGAGCAGATCGACATAGCCAAACTGCTCGATGGAACGTTTGAGCTTCTCATACTCGAGATCGCCGGGTTTAAGGTCCTTGCGGGGGTTATACTCTGCCGGTTTCAGATCCGCCAGCCGCAGTTTTTCAATCGTCATACTTCCGTAGCCTCGCTTTCTTTCCACAGACGAGCCGGAATCGTCTGTATTGTCGGTGTGATTGTTACGTTTAGTTCGGTTACACAGACATGAAAAAGCGCGTCAGCCTTTCGACCCGCGCTTGCGTCCTGCGGTCGTCCGCAGGTAGTGGTGTAATATACATCTTCCGTTTGATTGCATGGTTCAGTACGTCCCGCAGTTTGGAAGTTCCGCCATACCGTCAGGCGAAATCGGAATCTCTGAACACTGACGACGTTTCTTCCCCTTTCCACAGCGGGGCGTTATCCCCTTCTGGCTGTGAGCAGCCGCTCCATCACATCGTTCTGAGGCGTTGCTCCGCCGACTTCCTGCAGACTGTTTACCCTAACGATGTCGTAAATTTCCGACCACAGACGGTTCGTCTGGTTCATATATCCTTGGCTCATCGTAACGTAAGGGCTGGCAATGGGAGCGCCGGTGGTCGGGTGCTTTCCAAGAGCTCCGTACCGGGTTACAGCCTCTTCGCATTGAATCCAGCGTGCCGCGCTCATGGCGTAACGTTCCAGCAGTTGGGGCGACACCAGAGCGGTACAGCCGCGTGCTTCAATCCACAGCCATGTTTTCTCATAGATATCCCGCGCCTGCAAGACGCTGCCGTCTCTCTGCTCCGCCGATAGCATCTCATGAGGTTCCGGCATATCGGCGGCTTCGAGATCCGGGATGTCATGGAAACTCATAGCCTTGGCCTTGCGATGCCCCGTGTTGCCGTCCATCATTTTTTCTGCCAGAGGCTTCGCCTTGCGCCCCGACCCGGGTCTTCTACCGCCGCGATTGGTTCCGTCCTTCGCCATATCTCTCACGCTCCTTTTCTGCCGCGCCAGGGCATCCGTACACGCCGATTAGGCCCGTACGCGCCCGCGCGAATATTGTAAAAGTCGTCCGAGGCAATGCTCAGGACGGCTGTAAGGTTCTCCGTTTGATTTCTTTGATTTCTTTGAAAAAATGCGCCGTTTTTCAAACAAAACGGAGTTCCACATAACTCTACCGGCTCGTTTCACCGGCGCGTGATTTCAACCGCTATAGGCTCCCGAATGCCGTGTTTGCCGAACAATTCGGAGCCCCAACCACTGCAAACCCACTCCACACAATGCTCTCTCGCCCGAGGGGGTTAATGGGGCGTTTGAATTTGCGCACACGCACACGAGAGGCCAGCCCGCTGGTCGACAGCGCGGTTACAGGAATTTGACCACCCCCTGGTCGGTACCCAAAAACTTGTACAGCCATTGATTGAAATCCGGAAGTGAGGAATCAAAACAACGAACAGAAAAGAAAGTCGGAAATCAAAATTTCGGACAGATCAAGGAATAACGAAGCCCCCGTGGGCTACCCTTAAAACAGGACGTTTGAAAACGTTTGATTAACCCTATTCGACGTCCGATATACCTTTTTTCAAACAAAACATGTGCAATTAAAACTTATACTCCGGCCGGATGTCCTCGGTCAGGGTCTTGGTATCATGGCAGGTCTTGCACAGGCCTTGCCAGTTTGTTTCATCCCAGAACAGCGCGGGGTCGCCACGGTGAGGTTTAATGTGATCTACGACTGTGGCCGGCGTCAGCTTGCCTTGGCGTTGGCACTCGGCGCACAAAGGGTGCGTGCGGAGGAACGCTTTGCTGATCTTTCTCCAGCGCCGATCGTAGATGTCGTTCTGTGGTCGTCGGTTGTCCTGCCGCCGACGGTTCGCATGTGCTTCACAGTACTTACCATCCGTCAGGTTCGGGCAGCCGGGAACGGCGCAGGGATGGCGGGGTTTATATGGCATGGAGCAACACCTCTCTGACACGAATCTGGTTAATGTTAAAATGTTCATCCTTCGCAGGAAGCCATCGTACAATCGTAGGCAAGAACACCGCCTTGATAAAAAGGGACGCGCCAAAGGTTGGCTGTTTCCTCACCGTCAGAGCGGCGCGCCAGCCGCGTGAAACCGGAGTACTGGCGGTAGCCAAGAACGATTCACATTCCACCGAATGAAGTAGACTGGGTTTTACCGCCCACGCCTTTCAGGCCATAGTTTATTTCATCTCCCAATCCATCACTGTCACTCCATCACTGTCATCAGAGATACCTGATGCAAGAGCCGGTGGACAAAAATCGGTGGACAAGAATGGACAAGTGGACGTGAATTCCCTTACGCGCGCAAATACGCGCGCGATCACACGTACGGGTTATTCTATTAACCTCTAAAACATAAGTTTTTGTACTATATAGAAATTGTTGTCCTCTTGTCCCCGTGAAGCCCATTTGTCCTTGTGATAAGGGCTTTTTTTGCTGGACGACCTCTTCGGACAGGGACAAGAAAAAGGGGTTGTCCCTGTGGGTTGTCCACAGTGGATCTCTTTCCAGAGCCGATGGATTGCGCTTCATGGATCGCCGCCAGGCGCCGGCAGGCCGGGGGCTTACCCGCTTGATCCACGCTTGTACAAACGCTGCCTTCCGTAGATGGACTGCATTTCCCTCTCGTTCTGCTGTTGTGGTTCAGTCGCCGGCACAGCAGCTCTCGTAAATCAGAGGTCAAGAAAGCCGCCTTGAAAGCAAGGCACTCCGCCTCACAGTCAAAACGGATCAAGAGACAGTCCAATTATTGGCTTAGTACAACCTCCGTACATTGAACACAGTCGGAGCGCAATACATCCTTGAAAATCCTTGTAACACAAGCCTTTCAGACCTCATTGATCGCTTTTTGTTGCACGATGTTGCAGCTGTATATATCCCCCCCGTACGAGAAAAAAGCAAATATATAATAAGGCTTATATTACGTGCAACATCGTGCAACAAGAGATGGATTGTGTTCATGATAAGGCTTATGATGCAACGATTTCGAGGCTCGTTCCGAAAGATTTTCGTGCTTCTCGTTTTCCAATAGCGACGTCTGAAGACGGCGAATCGTGGACCGTGACCGCACTATCATCCTTTGTCCGTAACCAGATCGTCGCCCTGCTCCAAAGCGGCGCCGATTAGAATAGAAGTCACGCTTCCAGACTTATCAGCAGGTCTTTTGCGGACAATAGTGTATTTCGTCGAAAGAGATTGATACAGCCCTTTCACACTCTCCGGTTTGTAGCCATTGTCGTTGCACCAGCGTTGATATACTTGATACACCGCCGACGTCCTGACCTCCAGCCTTTCATCTTCCACGAGGCATTCATCCGCGAACTGGCCGAAGCGGTCGGACTCGCGATTGTACTCGCTTGTCGCCTCTATAACCGACTTCGGCATCTCCAGACCCTCCAGCGTGTACATCACGTATCCGTCAAGAATCCAGTTAAAGATTGCCGAAAGGTTAGTCGGCTCCCGGAACAGTTTCTTAAGACCCTTGTCCTGCTCTTCTTCCTCGAAGTGCCGGTTGAAAGGAATGATCTTAATACGACCTGACTGGAACAGCGTCATATCGGTAATGTTGGGCAGATGGTTCGTGTTGATGAAAATTTTAAAGCTCGGCCGGAACTCTATACTGTTCTCGTTCAGGTATCTCGCCGTAATGGTATCATTGCCCGTCAGACGCTTTGTCAGAGCAGAGTTCAACGTGATTCTCTTATCCGGCTCCGCGATGTTGATGAAGCGAGAGCCTGCAAGTCGCGCCACATCCTCGGAAGGACCGGAAGATGAGCCGCTGTAGTTGAACTTGGTGGCGAGCATATCGGGGTTCGCCGTTCTGCCGTAGTCACCTTGAATTGTGAGATACGTTTCCATCATCGTGCCCTTACCGTTTCGGCTCGTCGCGCCATAAAGGATAAACAGACATTCCAGAGATGTGTCTCCCGATAAACTGTAGCCCAGTGCTTTCTGGATATAGCGGGCACAATCATTGTCGTTCTGCATAACTTCGGATACATAGCTGTTCCAACGTGGACAGGCGGCGTTCGGATCGTAATTAAGCCCCGCCACTTTCGTGAGCATGTCGCCGGGACGATGCTCACGGAATTCCATTGTTTGCAGGTCAAGCGTTCCGTTGTTGAGATTGAACAGGAAAGGGTGACGGTCGAAAGCCCTAAAGCTTACAGGATACACACTTTGCGCGTCCTTGATCATCATGTCGCGCCCGCGCCGCGCCTGCCGTTTCTTCACAGTTTCCAGATAAGCCTCCCGGCTCTTTTCGTTTTGAATCTGAACGCCGAAGTGGTGCAGTCTGCGAATAACGCGTTTCGCCATTTCGGAGATGCGCATATCACCTTCGTCGGCGCGCCAGACAATCCCGTCGTAAACAAACCAAAGTTTGCGTTCAGGGCAGTATCTGGCGATGGGCTTATAGTAATCAGCGAAAAGTTGACCAAAGCCCATATCCGTTGTGGGATACTTGCTGCCATCGAGCGGATTCAAGTCGGTCAAGCGCACGGTGAGCGCGCTGTAAGCGGGCGTAAAGTCGACTAAAACAGCGTCGCGTTTCTTCTGCGCAGCAGTTGTAAGCAGCCGTCCGCCGTCAAATGGAGTTGTTGGTTTACTCGGCTGCTCGTTGGAATTCGGGGTGTCCGTGGCATCTGTGGTATCAGGGGAATACTGGGAATCCGGCTCTTTCTCATCCTTGACTTCATCAAATTCATCCTCAGCATCGGGACTTCCATATCCGAAACCGAGCGGATTGTAAGAATCGGTGCAAGAAGCGGCAGCCTTTTGTAGCGTCAACTCGCCATAAGTCGAGCCGCTCTGACTTCGATCCCACTTCTCGCGCATCAATCCCGACTCCCGGAACAACCTGTCCATCTGCTCAACGTCGCACCCGCACCAGAACGCCAGGATGGAAGCCAAAGCGAGATCGGCTTCGCTGTGCGAGCCATAGGCGGAGAAATCGCCTGTGTACAGCTGGGTAAACTTCGCGCCCTGCTTACCCGAGCCAGCCTTTGCCATAACGGACTCATCCGAAAGATACGAGTGCGGCTTCACCGGCTTCTGCTGCTGCTGGGGCGGGCGAAGCATGTACTCGTCAAGAAGCTCCTGCAAGGATGGGGCGATGTCTGGGAATGCTGATAACTGGGCGGCATCGGTCGCACCGCCAGGCAACAAGAAAGCCTGTCCTGTGACCGTCATGAAACGGTTGGTCGCGCCGGCGACGTATACTTCCAAGCCCAGTTCTGATTTCTTAAGGTAATACCTGGCCTTGTCGAAAGTGAAGCCGGGCGCGCGTCCAAAGATGTGTAGGCCCGTACCCGACGGGGAGAATTCAATATAACTATCTCCAACAATGTCGAGAACGTCCTGAGCAAAGTCAGAGATAGAACCGTTAGGCTCAACACAGTGGTCGATGTCGATTACGACGAGGTCATTCGTCACGCCGATGCCGATACCTAAGAACGGTTCCGGCTTTTCTTGGGAGGCGCGGTAGGTCATAACGGCGACGTCGAAGGTTGAGAATGTGGAAGGGACATTGACCATCACGCCGCCGCCTGTTCGCGGATTTTTGGGTACTTTCGTAAGACGTCCGTCCCGCTCCTCGGTTTTCCAGACGCAGAAGCGCGCAGACTTTCTCAGAGCCTCCGGGATGCCTTCGATGTTCGGCGGCATGTAAGCACGTTTATCTTGTTTGTTGGTAGTTCTCATGCGCAGTCTCCTCCTTATCGCAACGCGCCGGTGTAAAATATTGCGGTCTGCTTAGTTTTCATGTTGGAATGCCTCATTTTTCTGTTTCCGCCGGGTTTGGCTGATCCCAACCTGTGTCAGCAGTGCGGTTTCCACCTGCTCCATCAGTCTCTGGCTCACTACCGTGCCGACGTAGCTGACGAGACGCACCTTGTCCAGCGCCGTCGCCTGTTCACAGAGCAGCGTGGACTCATAGATCTCGCTCGGCTGGTAGCCGTTGCGGACGTCGGAAGGAACTACGGTCACATGCGTCGGCATGTCGAGCCTCTTGAGCGATCCCGTGAAGGGAATGACTGTAAGTACAGAACCAAAGCGGTTATTGAGATCATTGGAAATGACCAGGACAGGGCGCGTACCGGACTGAACGCTGGTTATGAGATCTGAGGTTGAACGCGGAGCCAAGTCCGCAAACCAGACGGATCCGCGCACGATTCGGGGATCATCTACACCCTGAGGCCTGGCGGGGCGGGTAACTGAGGGCTGTGCCGCAACTGCATGTATGAAGCGGGCAGTAGCGTTATTCGTGAGAGTTTCCTTCTTTCGATTGCCCGCGGATACCGAAAGCGCCGTAACCCCGGTGTTTTTCGTCAGCCTGAATAGATCGGCTGACAGCCGGCGGCTGTGATACTTTTTACGGTGGTTCTTCCGTGCCATGGAGCATCACCTCCCGGAATTTTGGTGGCAACGGATGTGTTTGGGTGTGTGAGTTGTGTGAAAGGGCAAAACAAAACCCCGCCGAGCGTTTCTGCTCAAACGGGGGTTGATTGCAAGCGTCATGGTTGATGTTCGGTAGGTCTTGTCCCACCTTCTGCATGATACTATAATACCACTTTTTCAGGCCAAAATCTCCCCGTTTTAGTGCAAGATTGTGCAGCATAGAGCAAGATTGCGCAAGTTAGTGCAGGACAGCGCAAAACAGTGCGAAACAATGAAAGCACAATATATAAGACACTTTCGGTTTAAAGTTCATCCATGCCATCTCTTGGCAAAAAGTTCCGCCCGTTCTTCATCGGACAGGTTATGGGGCAGCCAGGTATCAAGCTTTTGTAAAATATCATGTTTTCGGTTGAACACGCTTCTGCGGGATATGCCTTTGTCGCCGGCAATCCGATCCGCTTGGCCGCGCTTGCACTCATCGGTACTGAACAGTTCCATCAACATAGCTTCTTCTTCAAAGCTCAGCTTTTCAAGAAACGGTTCAACTACGGCGATCGCGCGCATTGCATCGAGCGCAACTTTATCTTTCAGAGAGTTTGGATTGGGCGCGGACACGCACAACCTGTGAATTATTTTTTCCGGCAAATCGGCAAGTACATTGTAGGCTTTATAGTACTTACGGACCGATTCCTCAATCTCATTTCTTCTAAACTTATCCATGGGTTCCTCCATTCCTGGAAGCATCAGACTTCCGCGTACAATATGCTGTATAACTTATCGAGCGATTCATCGCGCTCGCGATATATGTGCGTTGACGAGAGGCCAAGTTCTTCCATCAACGATGAATGCG